AAAAAGTTAATTAAAGAAGCAGTTCGTGAAGCAATTCAAGAAGAAATTAAAGATATACTTCTTGAAGCAGTACGTTCTCCTAAAACTGTAGTTACTGAAAATGCTAACCCTATTCCTTACACTACAAAATCAAATAATCTAAACCCAGATATTAAACGTAACTTGCGTAGCATGATTGGTGGTGAATTTGATACAACAATTTCCGTTAATTCATCACATGCTCAATCTACTTATACTCCTCCTCCTGTTAGTACAGTAGGTGAAGGTTCAAGTTTACCTGGAGGTGAAGTAAGTTTAGATCAAATAATGGGATTAATGACTAAATAATGGCAATAAGAATACCAAATCAACATCCTTTAGATATAAACAAGCGAGTAGCTGTTGGGGTATCTATTCCTTTTAATGGTATTCCGACTAACCCAAACAACTCATTATTTAGTGGATCTACTTTCCCACCTCCTGCCCCACAAGGCAATTCAGTATTTAATTCAACTTATACTACAGTTGATCAAATTAAATCAAATGTAATTAATTATGTTTTAACAAATAAAGGAGAACGTGTTTTGAATCCTAATTTTGGATCAAATCTAAGAAACTTTATATTTGAAAATCTAACAGAAACTAATTTAAGAGCTTTAGAAATAAAACTTTCTAATGACATATCAAGCAACTTCCCTAGCGTGAACGTTCAATCAGTGATATTAACCCCAGCATATGAATCAAATGCTGTTCAGTTAGATATTACTTATTCAATTTATGGTAGTGGAGCTCAAAATATACAAATAACATTCTAACATGGCTGCTGAGAATAGAGATATAAAATATGTAAATAAAGATTTTGGTGAATTAAGAAATGCTCTTATTGAGTATACTAAAACATACTTCCCATCAACTTATAATGACTTTTCACCTTCATCCCCTGGTATGTTGTTCTTGGAAATGTCAGCGTATGTTGGTGATGTGATGTCATTTTATCTTGATAATCAAATCCAAGAGAATTTTATTCAATTTACTCGCCAACAGAATAATTTATATACTTTAGCATATATGTTAGGTTATAGACCTAAAATAACAGGTGTTGCTACAGTAAATATAGATTTTTATCAACAAGTCCCATCATTACTATCAGGCAGTACTTATGTTCCTGATTATAATTATACTTTACAAATAGCTGAAAATACTTCTTTATCTTCTACTACAGCAGGTAATGCAAATTTCTTAATTCAAGATGCTTTAGACTTTTCATTCTCTAGTTCTGCTGATCCAACTCAAGTAACAGTATTAACTATTGATACTACTACAAATAGTCCTGAGTTTTATCTTCTTAAAAAGACACGTAAAGCAATATCAGCCACTATACAGACTAAAACATTTACATTTGGTTCAATTGAGCGTTTTCAAACTATTGAATTAAATGATTCTGATATTATTCAAGTATTAGATATAGTAGATAGTAATGGCAATGAATGGTATGAAGTACCATATCTTGCTCAAGAGATGATATTCGACACTATCAAGAATACTAACCCTAATGATCCTAATACTTATACTGATGGAAGTGAAGTGCCATATCTTTTACAACTAAGAAAAGCACCTCGTAGATTTGTAACTCGTTTTACTTCACCTACTACAATGCAAATTCAGTTTGGTGCTGGTACTAATACTGCTAACAATGATGAAGAAATTATTCCTAATACTGATAATGTAGGTTTAGGTTTACCATATAAGCGTTCATTATTAACTACAGCATTTGCTCCCGCAAACTTTTTATATACTGATACTTATGGTGTCGCTCCAAATAATACTACTCTAACAGTTAGATATTTAACAGGAGGAGGAGTAACAGCTAATGTACCTGCTAATGCTTTTAATACTATAGCTAACACATCAAACATTAAATTTCAAAACAATAATCTAGACCCAACTTTATCACAAATAGTATTTAACTCAGTGACTGCTCAAAATCCAGCAGCGGCTACTGGAGGACAAGATGGTGATACAGCAGATGAAATAAGATTTAATTCATTGTCAACTTTTGCTACTCAATTAAGAACAGTGACTCAAGATGATTATTTAGTTAGAACATTAAGTTTACCCCCCGAGTATGGTTCTATATCTAAAGCATATATTGAACCTGAAAAATTAGAAAATCTCCTACCAGGTGAAACACCATCTATTTTGGATCTATATGTGTTAGCATTTGATAATAATAGAAAATTAAAAAATGCTTCAACAGCATTAAAACAAAATTTAAAAACATATCTTTCACAATATAGAGTTATTAATGATTCTATTAAAATTAAAGATGCGTTTATTATTAATATTGGAGTAGAATTTGATTTAATAGTACTTCCTGAGTATAACAATAATGAAGTAATATTTAATTGTATTAAAAAACTACAAGATTACTTTGATATAAATAAATGGCAAATCAATGAACCTATTATGCTAAGAGATTTATATATTCTTTTAGACAAAGTAGATGGTGTTCAAACAGTTAAAAAAATCACTATTCCAAATAAAGTAGGAACAAATTTAGGATACTCAACATATGCCTATGATATTGCTGGTGCAACTCAAAATAACGTTATTTATCCTTCATTAGATCCAATGATTTTTGAAGTTAAATATCCTAACACTGATATAGTAGGTCGTGTAGTACCTTTATAATTTTTATATTTATAATAAAAAAAATGGCTGTTTATAAGATTTTTCCCACTAAGGATGCTACTATATATTCTCAATACCCTAGTAAAAACACTGGATTAGATGAAATATTAGAAACAAGTACTACAGTTAATAATCTATCAGCTTATCCTCAAACTAGTAGATTTTTAGTTCAATTTGATAGTACTGAGATTAATGATATTATCACTAATAAGATTAGTGGATCTCAATGGCAGGCTAACTTTAAAGGATTTTTAGCTAACCTAGAAGGATTATTTACCACTACAACCCTAGAATTTTACCCTATTTCAGCTGCGTGGAATATGGGCACTGGAAGATATAATTATAATCCTGAAGTAACAGATGGTGTAGGTTGGACTTGGAGATCATACTCAGGAAGTAACGCCTGGGCTATAAGTGGTTTTCCAACTAATGTAACCGCATCATATGGTAATCAAGTTGGTGGGGGTAATTGGTATTATACTTCATCAAACACTACAGTGTTACCTATTTACTCAACCCAAAGTTTTGCATACACTGACTCAGGTGATATTGATACCAATATTACTAATATGGTTAAGGCTTGGTATAGTGGATCAATAGTTAATAATGGTTTAATAGCTAAACAAACAATTGAATTTGTTAATAGTGAAAACTATCAAACTAAAATGCAGTTTTTCTCTAGAGATACTAGCACAATATATCCTCCACAGTTAGAATTTAGATGGAGAGATTATAAGTATAATACTGGTTCTTCTAATATTACCGAATTAAATACTACTATAGCGACAGTGGCTATAGATGAAAATGTAGGTGTGTTTTACCCTGAAAGTATAAACAGATTCAGAGTAAACAGTAGACCCTCATATCCATCAAGAACATTCCAAACATCATCTTACTTTACTCAAAATTATTACTTACCAACGTCCTCATATTATGCTATAAAAGACTTGGATACTAATGAGTTTGTTGTAGATTTTGATAATCAGTATACTCAATTAAGCGTTGATAACCAAAGTAGTTATTTTACATTATATATGAATGGTTTAGAACCTGAAAGATATTATAAAATACTTATTAAGAGTGTTATAAACGGTTCAACAATAGTTTTTGATAACAATTATTATTTTAAAGTAATTAATGGCTAATTATCCTTTAAATAGAACAGTTTATAATAAAGATGCTTATGAGAAAACAATTGACACTTCTTTCTCACAAGTATCAACTCCTGCTCTTCCTCTAGCTGATACTATTAGTATAGCTGAGTTTTTTAATCTTTACAATGCTGTTTTTTATGATATCCCCACTACTGGAGATACTAACTCACATGCATATTTAGTAGCTAAAAGTGGAGATTATATAAACGCAGATCAAGTCAATGAAGATGTACAATTATTACTTGATGAGATAACACTCTTAAGACAAGATTTATTAACTGCCAACCAGCAAATATTAAACTTACAGATATCATCAAGTATACCAACCTCAATAAATACTCCTACAATATAATATGGCTGTTGTTATAACAAATATAGACCCAACAACTTTAAAAACCCAAACATATTCATCTCAGGATATATCTTTAATTCCTGCTGATGGTGTTTCATCAAATTTTGTTCCGTCTGTAAATTATATTGAGTATAGTATTTTATCCTCAAATGGATCATTTCAAGTAACTGAATATGACTTCACTGATTTTACAATAATCAATGATTCATCACCTGCTGGTTCTCCTTTAGTATATGATATTAATTTAGATCCTGAAAAAGATTTAAGAACAAGAGGATTTAACAATGGTGATTACAATGTTATCTATAATTTTTTAAATAATGAATTAAATTCATCTTCTACTGATAGAATTTTTTATATAAAAGAAATTTCTTCTGATAGGACAGAGTTAAAGATAGCAACTAATAATTTACCAAATACGTCTTTAGAAGTTTTAGTTAATGATTTTAAATCACGACTAAACTCATCCCCACAATATTTTCAAGATTTTTATCTTAATTTTGGTAATAATAGTTTATTTATAGCTAATAATATATTAGTTGATAATACAAAACCTCAATATGAGATATTAATCAATTTATATGAACCATTATCTTCTCAATTTAGATTAAAAGATACATTATGGGTTGTAACACAAGTAGCAGATCCATTAGCTTTTAATCTCCAATTTCAACCTGAGGTAATAATTCCTAAGATCACTAATCCTACTCTTAAAGGTCCTAATTTAGATTTACCCTTAAAAGACAAAATTAATAATTCAAGTAATTACATTAACTACGAACAATTATTAACCACAGGATTAGCTTCTTCATATAATCAAATTCTTTCTTATTTAGATGAAAAAAGTATAGAAATAAGCATAGATTATACTGATTTCTCAAACTTTGTTCACTTCTCATCAGCCCAATCTAGAGTTGAAAACTTTTATTATAAAGTTCAATTAATTGAACAATACAATAGAGACATAACCACACTAGTATTTTCAGTATCATCTTCCATCTCAAGTAGTATAACTATATTAGAAGAAAAAATATCTAGTGTGATTAAAAACTTTGATGGATATGAATATTATTTGTATTACGAATCTGGTTCTAATACTTATCCTAAAGGAACAGATACTCCCCCGTATGATTTGATGGCTAGTACTAGTCCTCAAGCATTATTATGGTATAGTGAACAAATAGAAAGTGCTTCATTTTATGATAATATTAATAAAGACAATTTAATAAATACTATCCCTACTTATCTAACAGATGATCCCCAAAATGATCCATACAAAGTATTTGTTAATATGGTGGGGCAGCATTATGATAATATTTGGATTTATTATAAAGATGTAACTAATAGATATAATGGTGATAATCGTTTAGATTATGGTATTTCTAAAGATTTAGTAGCTGATGCTTTAAAATCATTTGGTTTAAAAATATATCAAAATAATTTTTCTACAGACAATTTATTTAACGCTTTTACAGGATTCAACTTTTTACCTTCAGGTAGTAGTCTTCCAATTAGTGGAAACGTTTATATTACTAGTTCATATATTGATGAAGGAAATATAGGATTTTTCTTAGATGACTATATTTACATCCCAGGTGATCCAACAGAATTAACAACTAACTATGTTACTGCTTCTCAAGCAGCATTATACACTCCTGTAGATGACGTTAATAAAGAGATTTATAAACGTTTATATCATAATTTACCTTTACTATTAAAACAAAAAGGTACAATTGCTGGTTTAAGAAACTTAATCAATGTTTATGGTATTCCTGATACTGTATTAAGAATAAGTGAGTTTGGAGGTAGAGATAAAGATACTACCACATATGATTATTTTTATGAGAGATATAATTTAGCTGCTCAAACAGGATCTGGAACTAATAATGTCATAACAGCGTGGGATTTAAATTCAAACTGGAACTCAACAAATAATGTCCCTGCGAGTTTACAATTTAGGTTTAAAAATACTTTTACACCTACCCCAAATACTAAATCATTCCGACAAGGAATATGGTATATCCGTAATTCTCCTACTAGTATAGCAGCTATATCATTAACATATACTGGCTCTGGTTACTCAACAGCCTCATATGCTTACCCAGACTCAGGATCAAATTATTCTCCTGAATGGCAATATGCTAAGTTAGATCTTATACCTAATGCTATTAGTGCTCCTAATACAAGTGCTAGTATATATTTACCATTCTATGATAACAACTGGTGGTCAGTAATGGTTAATAGAGTAGGATCTACTCTTACTTTATATGCTGGTAATAAATTAGATTATAATGGATATGATGGGAATAAAATTGGATTTATAGCTTCTGCTTCTGTAGCTATAGGAGGAATTTGGAGTCTAGCGGGCAATATCAGCTATTTTTTCAATTCACCTTCAAATCCATACACCCCATTCTCAGGAAGTCTTCAAGAAATTAGATATTGGGCTACTTCTTTAAATGTAGAAGCATTTAAGGATTTTGTAATGAATCCTAGTTCTACAGATATTACTAATTATGAAAATGAAAGTTATGCTAATTATTTAGCTTTTAGATTGCCATTAGGAAATGAACTTTATACTGGTTCAACTTCTATCCATCCTAAAATAACAGGTTCTTGGGCTACTACTCAATCTTTTGCTAGTGATAGCGATGCTTCTATAGGTAATGGTATAAAATTTGTTTCTAACCTAGAAACATTTTTCTTAGACTCACCCATATCAGGTTTACGTAATAGAGTAAATGATAAGATACAAATTATATCTTCAAGTTACCCATCAATAAACCTACAGTATACCCAGTCTGGTAGTACTTTATCACAATATAGAAGTATACAACAACAGTATCCTTCACAAGGAAGTGAAACGCCTGATGTTAATATTTTAGAAGTCGCGTTTTCGCCTCAAAATGAAATTGATGATGACATTATTGCATCATTAGGATATTTTAACATTGGTGAATATATCGGTGACCCAAGACAAACATTTTACCCTAACTACCCAGACTTAAATTTAATAAGTAAAACATACTTCCAAAAGTACATTGTTAATTATAATCTTTTTGATTACATTAGGTTAATTAAGTTCTTTGACAATTCATTATTTAAAATGATTAAAGATTTTGTTCCTGCAAGA